CGTGGAGGAACCCGTGCCGACGCTGTACGGCCCTTGGTACGCCACCTCGGGGCGCGTGAGGATGTACGCCACGCGCGCGCTGCTGGATTCCGCTGAGGGCGTTACGGCGTTCATCGACTGGTTCGCCAGAACCGTAAAGGCATCCGCGCACGCCACGGTTGTCACGTTCGCATTCGTGGTGTAGCCGTAGTCGAGGTCCCAGTCAGTCACGAACCCGGTGTAAATAATGACGCCACCGGCGAGGACCTGCACGGGTTGCCTGGGGGCCACGAACGGGTAGTAAATGCTGGCAGTGTTCAGCGGGTCGAGCAGGCGCGTGGGATCGTAAATCTGGAGCTGCGCGGTGCCGCCGTTGAATTGTTCCATCTCACGGTTGCGGCCCCTGGTAATGCTCACACTCTGAACCATGCTGGTCAGGTCGACCATCTGGTAGCCGCCCAGCGTGCTCGTGTCCAGTAGCCCGTAGGTGGCATTGTCCAGCTGGAACGGCGTCCCGAAGGAAACCGTTGTCTGGAATCCAACCAGTACCTGAAGAGTCGGGGCGCTCATGCTGCCGCGAACACCGGGCCGCTGCGGCGCTGCGCGTTCTGTATGGCCTCAATAATCTGCTGGCCGATCTGGTCCGGCGTGGAGACTAGGCCCGCCTGCACGTTAATGGTGATGCCGCCCATGCCGCTAAGCCGGTCAAGTGGGATGACGGCCTCTGGGCCTGCTTCACCAATGAGCCCCAGCGTCGGTCGTGTGACGATCCCGCCCATGGCAAAGGGCGTTGCCGGGTCGCCGTCAAAGCCGCCAGCGGGGTTCAGACCGCCCCCCGGGTCAGCCGGGTTGAACGGGGTCCGGTTGCCCTTGTCGAATGATCCAATCAGTTTGAGCAGCGCTTGCAGTGTCTTAAAAGCGGCGTAGATCGGCGCGAAGGCCACGACGAAGGCCGTTTTGAGTACGTCTAGCGCGGGGCCAGCGTTTTTCTCAATCCAGTTAAACGCCGTTTTCAGGGCATTGACGACCCCGCTAATAATCGGTGCCACGTTTTCTGATATCCAGTTAAACGCGGCCTTGAATGCGTTCCCTAGCCCGTCGACGAAACCCCGGAACGTGTCGGAGGTGTTATAGGCGACGATCACGGCTGCGACGAACGCGGCAAGGGCAAGGATCACGATGCCGATGGGATTAAGCGATAGCGCCAGATTGTAGGCGTACTGGGCGGCGGTGAGGATCGCGGTGGTGGCGGCTGCAACCTTCATGGCGATGTTGACGGCGATGATGGCGGCTGCGAACGCGGCAATGGCTACGCCTGCAATGGCGACCACTGTGGCGTTTTCCTGCACGAACGTCGCCATATTTTGCAGCACTGGGAGCAGCAGGCTAATTGCCGGGAGCAGGGCCGCGCCTATGGCCTCTTTTGTCTCGTCAATTGTGACGCCCAGCGTGCGAAACTTGCCCGCGCCTGTCTCCGCAGCTTCGGCGGCCGCCCCGCCCGTGAGCTTTGCGAGTTCCGCCTGGGCCTTCTCAAAGTCCTTTGACTTGATAATGCCTTCGTCGAACCCGGGTATCAGTTTCTTTAGCGCCCCGAGGTTCCCGCCGTATGCTTTTGCAAGGCTAGAGGTTACGGCTTCGAGCGGTCGGCCCGTTTGTGCTGAGACGTCGAGGGCGATGCCGAGCAGGTCCTGCGCCTTCGACACGTCGCCGGTTGCCGTTGCCAGTTTGCCAAGCGCCGGCCGCAGCTGATCGTCGGCGATGCCCACCTGCATGGACAGTTTGGTGATGTAGCCCTCAGCACTTGCAACGGCGGCATCAGTCGCCCCGGTAACGCGCTTTAGTTGCCCTGCCAGCAGGTCGGATGCCGCTGCATCCTCGATTGCGGCTTTTGCGAAGTCAACCGCTGCGGCCCCGAGGGCCACAAGGGCAATGCCTGCCGGCACTGCGGCCTTGCGAACGGCGAACGCTGCACGCTGTCCGTTGGTTTCCAATTGCTTAAAAGACTTAACGGCCTTATTCATTCCAGAGGCGTTGAAGTCCGTAATGATCGGGATGACTATGCCCATTAGCCCAGCTCCCTGTTCACTCTTGAAATGGCGTTCGCCACTGCCGTTTTCACGCCCGCGTTAATCTCGTTCATATGACGATCCACGGCGGGCCACAGAACGCGCCCGGCCCGGGCCCGAATCTTTGGCCCTAGCGTTCCCTGGTCGGCCTTCGCCAGCTCGAATTGCCGTCCGGCGTTCGTCGACTGGGTGATGTAGACCACGCTGGACCTATTGCGGCGGGTGTCGGCCTTCACCTTTACGCCTGCCCCGACCTTTGCGGCATCCCACGGGAAAGCCTTACCGCCGGCCGATGAATAACCACCCTCAGACGAAGGCGTCCACTTGCGGGCCATGCCGCTGAGGACCGTGGCCGGGTACCGCGCGCGCGCGTCATTTATTGCGCCCTGCGCCGCGACCGTCACTTCGGCTAGAAACTCTTTGCGGTAGGTCGGGTCCAGCTTGCCCAACGACTTGATTGTGGCCGCGATGCCGAAGGAGTCGCTTGCGGTTGCGCCTGGTGCATTGAAACTCATATCTACAAACTGGCGCACTATTTGCGGCTTTCGTTTATTGCGGCGAGGACTGTGGTGAGGTCCCTAATGGTGAACGGTACATCTGGGGGCCAGTAGCCGGTGCCTGCCAATACCTCAGCGAGTGCCCGCCTTACTGTTCCCCTGGCGTAGGGTTTGTGTTCTCTCCCTCCGCGTCCTCGATTGCCTCAATCAGTGGGTCATTCTGTAGGAAGTCGTCAAACTTGAGCGGGACCGTAATCCCTTGGTGTGCAGCTGCACGCCACACACAGAACGCTAGCCACCCCACCCGCATTTCCGATGCATTCGCCATGCACTGGAAAGAGCGGTCGTACTTTTCCTCAAACTGTGAGGCAACGTAAAGGCTGGTGATATCAACTTCGTGCGACTGGCCCTTATACAGCAGCGTGAATTGTGCAGGCATCTTTTCCCCTTAGTCTTTGCCCTACGGCGTAATGTCGCGTGCCCAGGTGCCTGCGGAAAACGACACCTCGTACACCTGAAGCTCGCCCACGGTCTGCGCGGTCGGAATGTCGGCGATCATGGTGTTTGTAATCGTGTATTCCGGGTTGCTCGCGCTGATTGCGCCTGCGGCGTGGGTGACCACGATGACGGTATCGCCCTGGCCTACTTCGGCGTTTAGCGTGGCCTCAACCTCGCCAGCGCCATACGAAGCGTAAAGCGTGATGGAACCTTCGACGGTCTGAAGGCCCGCGACCATACGCTCGCCAGTGTCGCCAAAAGCGGTCGAGGTGAGCGGGTTAGAACCCAGCGTGAAGGTAATGGACGAACACTGGTCAGTGAGGTCCACGCCGCCGATAGTAATTGAGTGTGGCTGGCTGAGATACGTTGTCGTAGCGATGGCGCTAGCTCCTCATGGTTGATACACGAATGGTCAGATCGAATGACGGGATATCTTGCCCGCCAATTGCCGTCATAGACGGCGTGCCGCTGATGACGCTGATCTCCGAATCCATGATGGTGTCGGCAGTCGTCATTAGGTAGTCCGCCGCGTCGGAGTTTCCGGGCGGCGCGGCGAGAATCCGCAGGCGGAACGTAATGTCTGCGATGTTGGAATTGAAGCAAGTGAACGTAGGCGGCTCAATAACGACAGACATAGGCCGCGCGTTCCGCGAATCAGTCACGACGGCAAGTCCAAGCGCCGTGAGACTGGCCGCGAGTGTCGCCTGGGCCTCTGCGAAAATGCCGGTAGCGCTCATGCGACCTGCGCCCGGTTCACGCCCAGCAGCTTGTTGATCTGCCCGTGAGTGCCGAAGGGAACCGCCCCGCCCATCTGGTCGAATGATGCGTAAGAATCTACGGAACCGCGCTCACGATAAAGGGAACCGGCCAGCATGATCGTGCCCAGTAGAACGTCGGGCCCGGGGACCGTGGTGAGAGAATCAAAGTAGCCCGATTCCCTGCGCCGGCGATAGGCGAAAGCGTTACCGGCATTCGTCGCCACCGTGACAAAGGCTTCGTCGTTCGGCGTGGCAGGGTCAATCCCTAGCCAGTCGAGGACGTCCTGGTCACTTGCCCAGGTGCATACGGGCGTGAAGGTAAGCGTGCCCGATGGGATGACTGCATCCCGGGCTACGTCGGCTGCGGCTGAGTAATACAGCAGCTGATTCGGCAGGATGATGTCGGGGTCGAAAAGCCAGTCGCCTTCGTCATTCACGCCCAGATAAAGATACGTCGGGACGGCCTGCACGACGAACGTGCCATTAAAGCCGGACACGTCGGTCACAACGACCACCTGCCCCGTGCCGATCTCAGTCACTTCAAGCGTCTGAATGACGGCATAGTCATCTATGCGCTGCGCGTGAGTAATTGAGTATTCGGACATGGGGCAGGTGGCCTAAAGCAGTCTACGAAGCGATGACAAACTTGGAGCTATCCAGCATGAGCGTGCTGAAGTAGCCACGGAAGGCAATGGTGCGCGAGAGCGTGGAGGGAACGTCCACCGAAATGGCACCCTTCTGCTGCTCGTAGCACTCGAAGCCGGAAGCGTCGCCGATGATTGTGGTGCCGGCCGCGAAGTTGCGATCCACCACGACCCTCAGACCAAAGGCCATGCCCATATCCGACGTGACGGCAAGGTCGCCGTATGCGTTCATTGGGCCGATGTTCGGGAAAAGCGGGCGGTCGGAGGTGTCCGACAGACCGAGCAGGTTCCCCCACCGGTCGGGGCTCACGAAAAGGTGAGTAGGCAGGTTGCCGTTCGACGCGCTGAGGATCACCTGGGCAGACGTAGAAACCCAGAGTGCCCACGCGGCCGGGTCGGTAATAGACCCGACGAATGCTTCGTCTGTAGTCGCACCGGCCACAAGCGCGTCGGCCGCCACGTTGTCGGTCTGGTTCGCGTAAATGCGGCCCATGTCGTCGAGCAGCAGGCCGATAACCTCAGGCGTGGTGAAGTCAATAGCCTGCTCAGAGAGCGTGACATATCCGCCGTAAGTGGCCTTGGTCACCTGAAGGTCGTCCACGACGAACGTGCCATCGTCGAGCGCGCTGTTTTCGGTGGACTGCACACCGATGGTGGTGTGGGTCGTGACCTTCGGGCGGATAAACACCTTGCCGCCACCTGGCATAGCGCGGGCACCAATGGCGTCAACGACCGGGCGGTTACCAATGAAGTTGTTGTAAACCGGCTGCACAATCGGCACCGGCAGGATGCCCGGGAGGTCGGTGTTAATCACGTCGGGAGCAGCGGCACGGATGCCATCCTGCATGGCGTCAAAGCCACTGCCACCCGTAAGAAATGCGCTGATGTACTCAGCCGGGGTCGGCATGATGAACGGGCGACGAGCTTCCGCGTAGATAATCGGGTTGGTCGGGATGGTGGCCTCTGCCGCAATGGGCTCAGCCGTTACGGCGTCGGACATTTCCTGCTCCTCTGTATCTGGGTCTGGATCGGGGTCGGGGCTGGTTGCCGCGACGTTGGTGATTACTGCATCGACGTAGGCAGGCTGCGCTACTAAACTCAGCTCCCTAAGCATCGCTTTTGTCACGGTCATAACGCCATCGGCGTCAGTCGTGAAGGTGATGGGCTCAGCGCCGACGCTAACGGAATCGTAGGCACCGGACTGGAGCAGGGCCACGGCGTCACGGCTCGCGCGCGTGTCGGCCAGTGTGGCCTCGAATTCAAGGCCTTGAGGCGAATCGGTGAGGGTACTCACGACGCCACGAAGCTGAGTCATATCGTGGTTCTCGATGAGCTTTGCGGCCTTCTGATTAAGGTCGAACGCGCCTCTGGCGAATTGCACTGAGGTCCCGTCCGAGACGGTCGCCACTACATCCCACGGCACTGCTAGCCCGCTGATGCGGGCGGGCTGCGTAGCGTCACCGGCCTGGGCGGTGATCAGTGTGGCGTCTGCATCAAAGCGGATCAAAGTTCCACCTCTTCGTTTTCCATGATCGAACCATCCGGCATGACATGGGTGTCCATGTCGCCGATGTATGTCTCGGTGTCGAATTCAACATGACGCCCCCGGGGTAGTACGTCGTCCATCGACAGACGTTCCGCAATGGCGTGGAGCAGGGGACGCGCACCGAATTCGATGAGGTCCTGCCGGGACTGCTGCGCGTTGGCATAAGTCATGCCGGATTGGTCAACGGCGAGCAGGTAGGCGGGAATGTCCATAAGCCGCGAAATATCCTTTGCCGAATACTCGCGCCCCTCGACTAGCTGCAGCTTCGACGGGTCGGAATCAAACTCGGTAAAGGTGATTCCCTCAGACAATGCGCCGATGGCATTTTCACGGCGGGACGATGACCACGACGCGGCGAGCTCGCCCAGCTCCTCAGACGACATAGGCTCACCGCCCGTCTGCTGGAGGTAGCCCGCTGCAATCTCATTAGAGGCAAACCGCTCAGCCGCCTGGTCAAGTCGAATGGCACACTGCACTGCTCGCCGGCCGGTGTAGACAATGCCTTGTGACCCCGATAGGAAACACACCACGTCGCGGATGTTTAGCTCGACGCCGTTAAACATGACGACGCCCGGGGTGCCGAACCATTGCGGCCCCTGGTTATTCGGGGTCTCAATGTTTGCGGCCGGGAGCCACTGGAAGGTGGCCGGGAAGCCGTTGGCATAGCGCGAAGTGACGACCCAGAACGCGCGGCCTTGCATGATGAGGTCGCGGCACGTTACCGAGAGAGTGAAGTTACGGGCCTCAGTCGGGTTTGGCCTGGTCATCCACGATTCGCCCTCGATGTAAAGCTTCTCGTAACGCTGCCCGGTCCATTGCAACGTATAGCTGCGAAGGTCCAG